GTTCTCGATCCAACGGATTGAGACCTGACCAGAAAGGGTAATCGCCTCCGCATTGGCAAGCTTGTAATACCTGAAATACTGATTCCCAATAGCACCATAAGCACTATTAAGTTGAATCTTACGCGCCATCTGAATGTTGTTACATCTGGCGATCTCTTTTTCCAGTTTTTTGGTAGGAGTTTTCTCATATGCCTGTTTGGCAGCGAGCATCTTCTTCTTATAGATCTTTCGTTCATCGTAGATCAATTCCATCAACTCTGGCAAGAATCCACGAACGTCCTTACGGTACATGGCACCATTGGCACATACCGCATTGTCCTTGTACATCTCAAAAGTCAGTTCCTCGTTAAGTATCTTATCAACGGTAGCTGATGGGTGTCTGGTATCTTGAAGTGTCTCTGGCGAGATATTGTACTGCATAATAAGATGGGGATACAGACTATTGAGGTCAAAACTAACCACCCAATCATACTTTCCCGGAATCGGTTCTTTAACATAAGCACCTGCGTATTTGGAATCTTTGTCCGAACGCTCCTTAGGAGGAATAACAATATTCCTCTTCTTTAGATAGTTATAAATGATCGTATCCCACATACGAACTTGATAGAACACATCGGCATAATTAACCTTTGCGTCATATGCCATCGTAATAGCAAGTTCAATGAGTTTCATCTTGTCTTCCAAACGGTCAACAAGTTCCACGTCAATAATATTGTATTCGACGAACTTCTGCCACCCATGAGTGTAGAAGTCTTTGAATGTATCAAACTCACTGTGGTCCAACTTCTTCTGACCCAGTTCAACACTTGCAATATAGTCCAGACGATAGGACTCTTGGTTTGTATAGGTAAACTTTTTGTAGAGGTTCAGATAGTCAAGTTGGGTGATACCACCCACATCATAAGAGATATGTTTACGTCCTGCAATGTAAATTTCATCTTCAGTAACAAGTCCCCAAGGCGAAAGTCGCTTCATCAACTTCTCACCCAGAACACGCTCAAGGCGACGTGAGAGATATGGAATATCATACAGTTCAATGTTCCAACCAGTCAGAACTTCAGGAGTATTGTCCTCGATCATCCACCAGTTGATGAAGTCATTCAGGAGTGCATACTCAGAATCAAACTGACGGTAGATGACATTCTGCTGCTTGTTATTGAATGGTCCTTGACCCCAAGTGCGAATCTGTTTGGTGGTATAGTCTTGAATAGTGATCAGCAGAATCTCTTCCGCCGCTGATTCAACATCAGGGAATCCGTTCTCAGACTTAACCTCAATATCAAGGGTAGACAGTTTGATCTTACTGATATCAAACTTGATCTCATCTTCAGAATACATGTCAGAGATATACTGATAGATGTATCCAGTGTTTCCAAAAATCTTGAAGTTCTCTACACCATCATACTTCTTGACAAACTCTCTACACTCACGAACTGTGCCTGGTTTTACAGAGTCAACGTTGTCTCCAGTGAGTGTTTTATATTTCGTCTTCTTACTCGTAGGCACAAAAAGAGTCGGGTAGAACTTCTCTCTGGTCATGAAATGTTGTCCATTATCATAACCACGAACCAGGAAGTTGTCCCCGACCATTTGAACGTTGGTGTAGAATCGCATTACTCAGTCTTTTCCAGGTATTTTTCAAGTAGATCCTGTTTGGGATCCGCAATAGTAATAATTTTATCAGAACTAATCATGAATGTGTCCTGATCTGTGTCAGTTGACATCCAGGCACACAGGTTATGCTCTGCCCAGATTTCATAAGGTTTAGTCAGTCTACAGTCTGGTTCTCCGACATCGGCACCAACTTCTGTAATCTCACTGATCAACCTTTCACTGTTAGTCAGTAGGATTACTTTGATCGTTTTGTCCATAACTCATTTTCTCCAGATACATTTTAACTACACTCTCGACAGGTTCGACAAGAGTTACAACTTGATTTAGGGGAATCATAATCTCATCTTCATCCGTGAGAAGAATCCAACTGGAAAGAGAAACTTCAATGGCAGCAGTCTCTGCATCATCTTCCACCAACAGAGGAGAGTTGATTACAATCTTCTGAGGTTTCTTAAACAGATATGCTACGGATTTCTCACCATCCATGAGTTCTCTCATGTCAGCAATGATTTGATCACCGGTCTGTAGGACCGCAAGTTTGATGCTCATAGTCGTTGTTTTCCTCCAATCATTATACCAATAAAAAAGAGGGGCGTCAACTGGATTGTGCCAGTTGCCCCTCTGCGGCGACGATATTCAATTGTATTTAGAACCATTCCTTTCTTTTATGATGTTCCGGAACAATCTTACCAAGTGTGATGCTCAGTAACCCATCCTCAAATACAACTGATCTAATTTCCGTTTCATCTGAGAGGGTCCAAGATCTGGTGAAAGATCTCTGAGCCACTCCTCTGTGGACGTAAGTTGTATCGGTTTCTTTATCCTCTTTTTGTCCTTCGACAAAGAGTTTACCGTCTTGTGTGTAGACATTGACTTCCTTTTTCCTAAATCCTGCGAGTGCTAACTCAAGCCTGGATTCTACGTTGCTAACTTGAATTAGATTGTATGGTGGATAATTAGTTGTCGTCTCATGCAGCGTCCCAAGACGATCAAAGTAATCTTCCATTCCAATACTGTACTTATTTATACGTTCTATCAGTGCTGGCAAATCGGCACTATGAAACTTCATGAGGTTAGTCATTTTACTTCTCCTTAAAAAGCGAGATTAGATTGTGTGGACCCCGAAGGCATCCACACATATTTATAGCACACTTTCAAAAATCAGGAGTTCGGTTTACCCTCTTATTTTTTCTTTCTAAGAAATGCAGGTCTATCAGGTCTTTTTGGTTTTTCAAAGAATCTGTTAACTGACTTTCTATTCTCCATCCTAATCTTAGAAACGGTTCTATCTTTAGGTTCATAATAATTCATAACATGATCAACCCTTGCAAGATTTCCAATAGATGATAAATCTCCAGGATCTTTTTTATAAGTCTCTGGGTCTGTAAGATCTATAGATCTCTTAGTTGCATCCTTCAATTTATCAAACAACCTTTCATTCTCTGGGAACTGCTTATCAAGATAATCACCAGATGCTTTAAGCATTTGGTCCATGTTCCAGTTTAATTCTGCAAGTCTTGGATCATGTTTTGGATATCTTGACTTGGCATAAATTAGTTCTTCTGGATGATCAGCAATAAACTTATTAAGTCTAGCAATGGTTTGCATCATATCTTTAACTTCACTATCCTTCAATCTATGATTCCTCAACAAATCTTTCTTTGTGAGTTTGATTGCAGGACTTTTCTCTACAGGTTTAGGTGCCAGATTAGAATCAGCACTATACCCATCAATCATCTTTGGTGGTGCTTTTGCGGGATATGCTGGTTTTACTTCTTTAGGATCAAACCATTTTGCCGAGTCTGTTCCAGCATTTGGATTGAACCATCTAGTCTTAGAATCCTTTTCTACATTGGTATGATCAGGAGACTGCCATCCTTCAGAAATGGTGAATGATTCTTTTACTCCGGTTTTTTTATTAACAATTCTTCTTAAATTTTCCGGAATCTCATCACCAGTATATTCTGTCTGAGAATAAACTTGACCATATCCACCACCAGTTTTCTCAACTTCACTTTCAGGAGCACCAAGTTTTTTTAATACTTCTCTAACAGCAACCGCATTTGATGCTGTTCCTTGAATAAAATCTGCAGCAGATTTTTCTTTACCTTTAAGGGGTTTGGCAGATGATCGTATTAAATCTTCTACGAATTCGGGATTTTGTTTTTTTATTTCATCCCAAGTCATTTGGTTTTTAGGTGCAGGAGGAGCATATTGACCGCCATGACCAGATGCAGTGTTAGGATTAGTTATATTATTAGATATTGCGCCTGCAGTTCCCATAACGATATCAAGAAGATGTTCATAATCTCCAGTCAAAGCATCGACAGCAAGAGTTTCAACGTCTTGCACTGTTGGTTCCGGAATGTCACTGAAACTTACTATTTTTCCACTACTATCCGTTTCAACTGTATTTCCACCACTAGTAGTTCTCAACATCTTTTCAGATGTAATTGTAAGAGTATCATTTTTAGGATCATAATGAACTTCGGATCCACCTTGAGCACCCCAAGAACCAGTAAGAAGCGGTCCTTTATTTTGAGGATTCACCGTTGAATCAGCACCTGGTTTTGGTGCCGCTCCTCCGACTGTAAGTATTTCTTCAAACTTTTTTGGATCAACACTACTAATTTGTTCTTTCTTTCCTTT